TCTGTTGAACTACCAACACTTCTGTATATAAACCCATTATAGTAAGCAACATCCCGCGATAATGAAGTTGTTGTGGAAGCCCATATTTGAGAACCATCGGTAGGGTCATGTTTTGAAAATGGTTTATTATATTTCGAAATGTATATATAACCTTCGTCATCTACACATGATAAATATCCGTTTGCTATCCCCCCCGTTGCATTTGTTGGTGTATATTTATAAGATAAATCATCGGCATCATACATATATTCTCTAGAATTATAATACCAAACACAAACATGAGTATCGATTGTTCCATTAGAAATTACCTTTAATTCCGACCCTCTCATAAAGCCCATTAAATCAAGAGCGGTTAAAGGGTTACCATCTATATCAAATTTGGTTATATGTGAAGCCACATTATAATTATCCAATGCCTGTACATATAAATCTCCTTCTATACCCTGAGCGATACTTGCTAAATGGCGATCACTGAACCAATATTTCCATATAATTTCACCAGTGACCGAGTTTAATCGATAAACCCCACTTGTATAAGTAAATTGTGGATCTATTTCCGTTGAGAAAGCCGCCACAATCATGAATATACTACCATGATAGAGAGTATGTAACTTATTGGTTTGAGTAGTCGTCGTGAGCCACGCATATGTATCATTATTGTATGTAAATGTAGGAAGTTCTGGGTCCACAAATTGCCAAAGAAAATTTCCACTTGTATCCATGCTGTAAAAGTTACATGGTCTTAAAGATGGATATGGCCAACTCCATCCATCGAATCTAGGTGAAGTTTGATAAATGTCCGGAAAGTCTCTAATAAATGCATCATGGGTATTTGCATAAACATAAATATTATCGTTCATATCAGCCACAAGTTGATGATGTATCCTAATTGGTGGTCCCCCATAACTCATTGTGTGATTTGGTCTTGTAGTTAAATATGAAGTAGTCATTACAATTTCACTCGCTGGATAAGGAAAAACCCTTTGCTGTGTTACATAAGTACTTGTCCAATTAAACCCAGGTGGTTCGGGTTCGGGTTCGGGTTCCGGTTCGGGCTCTGGTTCGGGCTCGGGTTGTGTTTCTGTTGTTGTCGCCTTAATTCTACTTGACAATGATTTTCCCGAGGAGTCTACTCCAAAAAAATTGATAGTTTCTCCTTCTAATGTATCATGTGTTGTCTGCGTAATTGTCATAATAGAATTATTTTGACCACTAAGTTGAATATTTATCCCCCGCAATACTCGGTTTGTCACACCTGGATTCTTAGATAAAGAAAATACCGTTCCTGGGTCTGTTGCGGATAAAGTAATTACAGTTGGTGCATAATATCCTCCAAATTGTGTAACAATGTTATTTTGAGACGGTGTTAGTTTTGGTTTTCGCACCGTCTTTATAGCCTCTGGTGGTACCTTTGTCAGTTCTTCGGCAAATGACACCGTCTCAAGGACCTGAGCTAGAGCCGCCGCCTTCTCTTCCGGTGGTAAACTTTGAACCTGTATCCGAACTTGCTCAATTTGTTCTGAAACTTGGTTTGTTGCCTTGGTCGATTTAGCAGTCTGACTTACCGCCTCTGTCATAATATTTCCAATATCCCCCGATTGTGTGTCGATTGAAGCTTCTATAGTATCAATTGTGGTCATTGCCGATGTAACCGTTGATACAACCGCGTTTATTTCTGCAGTAGTCAGATTTATCCCATTACGTGTAAATATATCTTGTATGACTTCATTCGTAAATATGGGATCCTCTAGACTTATTAATCCCGTTTTTGAATAGGCAACGTTCGCAAAAGATAATGTTACATTAGAAGCTTCTATATTCGTCGCACTCACTAGAATCTTTTGATATGTAATTATTTTTTGTGCAATAAACACGTGCTCAATGACCTCGTCTTCTACAATATCAGAGTCAAGTTTTGTAATGTCAAGACCAAATACCGTCGCTAAATGATTCTTTGTTGTGGTAATTAAAGCAGCATCTACATTGGCTAACTGAGAAAAGAGCACTCTTTCCACCAGTGTACTTAATGCGTTAACATTTACTTTTAAGCTTGACTTATCTAGAATAGCACCCATATATCCGGTAAATGGCTCATCGATAGAAATATCCGTGCCACCTGTTAATCTGACAACAATAAAACCATTTGTCCCCTGTATATAATTTGGGATTGAAATATTTCCATAATTATCGGTTGTATTTGTATGTTGTTCATTTTCATAAAGATCATATATTCTCACTGTCCCCTCGGATACATAACCGTCATAAGCAGCTCCTTCAATCGGATCGGTGGGCAAATCCATCAATGCATCTACCTGTGAAAGCATTGTATTTAATTTTGCAACTAAGTCTACGTCTTGCATAAGAAAAGTCCCTTGAACATCAAGCGAATTCTTTATATTCAAGGACATTTAATTGTATTCTTTATTTTTAAATTTGTTGTTTAAAAATCCTTGATTTGCTGATATCCAACTTTTTGAAAATGACACGCAATATCTTCATCAAATTGTCTTAATCTATATTGTCTATATTCATCCTCTTCTCGTGCAACATCTTGTCTTCTATTAAGTTCCGCCTGTTCTTGGGTGGTAAGTTGAGTTGGTCTACTTTTATTTTTCTGTAATGCATAATCAAATGCCTGGCCTATATTAGACTCTGGGTCTTTTTGAGTAGTATCATACAATAAATGTGGAGTTTCATGTGCCTTTTTTAAATCCGAATAAGATACACTTGGAGTAGATCCTGAATAGTCGTCTACTTTTCCCTCACCTAGTACAGCACAACTACAAGAGTTATTATGATCTGAAGGTGGGCCTTGTGTTTGCACGAGCACATTTCTCTTGGCATGTGTCTTACGGTCTTGCTCAAACGCATCGTTAAAATTCTCTTTTGTCGGCCTTTGTGTGTTTTGTGTGGTTTGTGTTTCATTTGACATCAACCAACTTCCATACCCCCCCTCCTGATTTGGATCCTTCAATGCATTTTTGGTATAAAATTCATTGAAAAGCTTTGTATCAAATGATGATCCTGAAGCAAACATCTTTTTAGGGGGTGCCTGTGCTTCGTATATTATCCTATTATTCTTCTCATATACACCCGTATTAAGAGCCGAATGTGATTCTGGAATAGAACGACATAAGTGCTCATAAGAAGCCCTTACCATAGAAAACATGGTATTATCACCATTTTGCTTATCCGGATGAAACATAAGAGCTAATTCCCTATATTTCTTTGTGAGATATGGCTTTGTATATCCACCTTCCGGGGGTTCTCCAAAAAAACGCACAGCCATGAGTTCAGAATTCTCTTGAATCGAATTTCTACTTTGAGTATATTGTTGGTAATCTCTATCCATTGCCTCACTAGAACGCTGAGCTGAGAACCGCGGAACCGGTCTAGGTTGATATGACTCGGGCATTGATGTTCTCACAGTAGTTCTGTTATCGTGTTCTTTGTCCATTTTCGCCTTTTCAAATTTCCAATTCTCTATGAAGGTCGGTATGGATTCTTTTGGAAGACGAGTCATGATCTTCTCGATTTGATGTCTTTGTAATCCCAGGGATTCAAGCTCATAATATATTCCAGATGGTCTCATATTATTTGTTAGTTAAAGTCTATTTATTTTCTTTTATGCGGTAATGACCATAAGCCAAGATTCAATTTGGAAGACATTATACGATAATAATTCTTCTGATAACCACCCATCAAAAACACACTATATATTATATGATTTGCAAAACTACAACTCGGGAGTTATTCATAGATTCCCCAAGTGGTCTTGTTTTTTTCATAAAAAATGTGATGCAAAAAGACTTTTAGAACTCCCCGAATTAAACTATATCCTTTCAAAGCTGATTTATATATTTGTCCCACATCGGAATATGAAACATACTCTATCTAACTTATATCCAATACTAATAAACCACCTTGTTGTTCTTTATCAGCCAATTCAATTCGAGCCATTTGAAGGATATGAAACCTTTTTCACTAAAATATCTACAACCACAGACGATGATTTGACTTTTATGAAACACTCTTTAGATTGTATCGACTATATGCATGATGAATCTGACATTAAAATAATTTACAAATGTCTTAAACATAATACACCTTTACTTTTAAAACGAAAGCCCGAATACGAAGAATATTTAGGTACAAATTATCCTCTTTTTTTTGAATATTCTTATACAAATGATAAGTATATATCAAAAATCCCAAAAGCAAAACATCACCTCAAGACAAAGGATAAGACTCCATTCTCACTAGAAAGCTGCTCCAAAGTCTTTAAAAATAGAATTGATCGTATTATTGATAAAGATGTTGATAACGGCTCTAAGACAGTAACATGGATCGTTCCTTGTATAGATTCGGATGCAGTAAAAATAAGAGAATTTATAACTAACACCTTTATGAATCAAAAAAAGAAATATCTAAGGGATCTTTATCATTTGCATATTGTTAATATTCCAAAATCTCATACAAACCCCGATGTAATCCAATCTATACTCAATCAATATAAGTTCATAACCCACCAAAATGTGGATCTTAAACACTCTAACATTAAACCAACTGATATTACATTTTGCTATAAGAAAGGTTTATCGTATACCAGTGGCGATTACGTATTTTGTGTAAATATGACAAACAAACTCCCGTCGAATACCATCAAAATAGGTTTAAAGTCGCTTTCCACAAATTGTGATGCCATTCTTTTTAATCACCACGGATTAAAGATTCCCACATATCTTGATATGAATGATTTATGGAATATGCGAAAAGAAAAAACGTGTGCCCTATGGAGATATGATACTCTTCGTCATATTATGGATAACTACAATTCTACACCCATGAGCTATATTCCTATTTATGGAATACAATTGGGATATAACATTAAGAGCGAAATTTATGACGACGATGAAAATTCCCAAAATCCCCCCACCGGATCATTCAATGACCACTTCTATCATAAAAGTATAAAGAAAACACCCGAAATGTTTTATAACCCAGAAAAAATTCCCAGAATAATTTATAAAACTGGTCCCCTGGAATATAAATTCCTATCCAAAAATATAAAAGACTTATTTCAAAGTACCCTAAAAAATAACCCAGAACTCTCAATTGATTATTTTGATAATACGCGGTGTATATGGTTTCTTCGTCGTTATTTTCCAGGCTCTATACACGATACTTATTTGAAAATTAAACCAGGTGCTTATAAGGCTGATCTCTTTAGATTCTGTGTATTATATATAAACGGTGGTATATATAGTGACTTTTCACAAAGGTTTCATATTCCTAT